GAGTTGGTTTTCCACCTGGTGTAGGTGGAGGTGGCGGCGGTGGAGGCGTAACTGAAGCCGGAGTAAATGCAGTATGTGGTACAAGTGGTCGTGGAGGTGCCGGAGCACCAAATAATATTTCAGGATCAGCCCTTAGTTATGGTGGTGGCGGCGGTGGTGGTGGATTTAATTATGGTGTTGGTGGAGCTGCTAGTCCTTGCGGAACAGGTGGAGCGGGTGGTTCTGGTGGAGGCCCAGGTACTGGAAGTTCAACTGGTGGTGCGGCTGGAACAGCTAATCGAGGTGGAGGTGGCGGTAGCACTGGTAGAGATGTTGCTGGAGGAGTTGCTCAACCTTCAGGAAGCGGTGGTGACGGAGTCGTACTTATTAAAGAACCTGCTTCTTCATATAAAACTGCACCTGGGGTATGGGGCATGAATACAGTCTATAAATTTGTAAAAGATGGAAATTGGACCAGTTAATGGGCAAGATTGACAATTTAATCAAATTAAAATATATATAAAGTTTAAGGAGTATACATGGCACATTTCGCAGAATTAGAGTCAAAGATAGATCCAACAGGATTTACATCTGACACACATCAAGTTGTTAAAAGAGTAGTTGTTGTTAGCAATGATCTTATAACAGCAGATGGACCTTTAGGTGAAAATGACATGCATGTTGATGGTGAAACATGGTGTATTAATTTTTTCAAAGGTGGAACTTGGAAACAAACTTCTTATAATAGCAATTTTAGAAAGCATTATGCAGGTATAGGGTGGGTGTATGATGCGACAAAAGATAAATTTATACAATCACAACCTTTCGCATCTTGGTCTTTAGATGCAGAGGATGACTGGCAAGGTCCAGTTACATATCCATCGGTCACAGATGATGGAGCAGATCCAAATGTTTGGGTTTACATAATTATTTGGAACGAAACAAAATATCAAGCTGACAACACTAAAGGTTGGGAAGCAAAAAAATCAAACGACAACGCGGAAACACCAACAGTTTACGACTGGAACGGCACATCTTGGGTGTCCGCATAAGGAGATTCAAATGGCTAGATCAGGATCAACAAACGGGGGTTTAATCGGAGGATCTGACCCTAGTAGATCTTTTGGGGGGTGCACTGTCACATCTACAACTTGTACAGGTTCAGCTACTTTCACTACAAAATCAGGAACTACAGTGGTTGACGCTTTAATTGTTGCAGGAGGTGCAGCAGGTGGAGCTGGATCTACGGGCGCCAGAGGTGGTGGTGGCGGCGGTGCTGGTGGTGTTATTTCATTATCGAATCATCCAGTTTGTGGTGCAACAGGTTATCCAATTGTAGTCGGTGCTGGTGGTGCCTCATGTGGTAGTAATTCAACAGGTTTTGGTCAAACAGCTGTAGGTGGTGGAAAGGGAGCTGCGTCTCCAACTGCAGGGTCATCAGGTGGGTCTGGTGGTGGAGGAACTTATCCATGTGGGTCTGGTGGATCTGGAACAGCTTGTCAGGGAAATACTGGAGGAGTAGGTGCTACAGCTACCCCTTATTCTCATAATAACGGAGGTGGTGGAGGTGGCGCTGGTGGCGCTGGTGCGGCTGGAACATTACCATGTAGTCCGGCTAGAGGAGCAGGTGGTGCTGGAACACCAAGTACAATTACAGGATCAGATGTTGATTATGGTGGTGGCGGCGGAGCTGGAGCTGGAGGTGGTAGCGTAGGTGTTGGAGGCTCTGGAGGAGGTGGCCCTGGAGGTTATCCAGGTGGAGGTCAAACCGCAGGTACAGCTAATAAAGGTGGTGGTGGGGGTGGATCAGGTAGATGTTGTGCAGGGTCATCAGGTGGATCAGGTGTTGTTATAGTAAAAGAAATAACCAGAGCTCCGGGTGTTTGGTCGATACAAACACAATTTGAGCATAAAACGGATGGAACATGGACTTCTTAGTTTTTATACAAAGAATTGACATTAATATGATATAATATATAAAGAAATTATAAAGAGATGACTATAATAAATAAAGATATACTTGGTCCAAATGTAATTTACAAAAAAGTAAAATTAAAAGGAACCAGAGAAGTAGCTGAAATATATGACAACTGTTTAGATCACCATGTATTTCAAGACATTCAAAATAAAATCTTCTATCAAAATTTTCCATGGTATTTGGAAGCAGATGATCGGAGCTTTCACAGATATCATAAATCTCCATTAAAGAATTACGAAGTTACAAACCATACTCAACTTAATCATTTGTTTTATCATGTTAATGATAGAAGTGAATGGAGTAATTACACTCCGTGGATTAATCCTGTTTTAAATATTATTTCTCCTCGTGCCTGGTTCAGGGTAAAAGCAAATTACGTTGCTGCATCTCACAAACCAAACGTGAGTCGAGGGTGGCACCATGATGCAAGTGGAGATATAAAGAATAATAATTATGATAACCCATGGCCTGAATGTAAAATAGCGGTATTCTATATTAATACTAACAATGGATATACTTTATTGGAAACTGGAGACAAAGTAGAAAGTAAAGCAAATCGATTAGTTATATTTCCCAATAATTTTTTGCACACAGCTATTCTACAAACAGATACTCCGCACAGAATACTTATAAATATGGTATTTTTTCCTCATAAAGAGTATAAGAAGAAATGATCCTTCAAAATTATTTTTGGTTTTTTAAAAAAGCTGTTCCAGATAGAATATGTGAAAACATTAAAAAATATGGTTTGTCTCGTCAGCCAGAAGTAGCTATTACAGGGAAGCAAAAAGGCAGTGTACCAAGAACCGAAGAAGGATTCAAAGAACTTCACAAGACAAGAAATTCAGATGTAGTATGGTTAAATGATCCCTGGATTTATAGAGAAGTCCATCCCTATGTTCATAGAGCCAATAGAAATGCTGGCTGGAATTTTCAATGGGACTGGTCAGAAACCGCTCAATTTACAGTATATAAAAAAGGCCAACATTATAGTTGGCATGCAGATTCATGGGAAGGAGTTTATGATAAGCCCAATGATCTAAACTTTCATGGAAAAATAAGAAAAATAACAACTGTTTTAATTTTATCAGATCCTGAAGATTATGAAGGAGGGGCTTTGGAATTTAATTTTGGAAACCTAGACCCCGATAAGAAAAAAAATACAGTGATACCTAAAGAAGTAGGGGCAAAAGGAACTATTGTTGTTTTCCCTTCCCACGTATCGCATCGAGTACAACCAGTAACAAAAGGAGTGCGTTATTCTATGCCTACATGGCATTTAGGATATCCATTTAGATAAATGTTAGCAGATAAGCTACAGAAAGATTATTAATGCTTTGGCCAACACTTTGTATAGATAATTTTTTTCCAAATTTAAATGAAGTAATTAAATTTGCTAAAAGTCTCCCTTATAAACCTTCTGAAGATGGAAGATGGCCTGGGGAGAGATCAGAAATACTAAACAAAGTTTCAATGGATTTTTTTAATTATTCAACATCTAAAATGATAGCAGCTTTATATCCTGGAGACTGGAGAAACATGAGCTGGGACGCTCATTCTGTTTTTCAAAAAGTAAGTGGTATGTGGCAAGGAGAAGGGTGGGTTCATCAAGATCCACTAGAGATTTCTTGTCTTGTGTATTTAGAGACAGATGAAAATTGTGGAACTTCTTTATTTAAACAGATTACACATGAATCAATATGCTCGGAAGGTCAAACAGAAAAGAGAAAAGGATATTTATCACCTAATATGTTAGAAGATAAAAGAAGCAAAGAGGCTCTACGTAAAAATAATGAAAGATTTAAAAAGACTGCCAGTTTTGATGCTGTGCCAAATAGATTAGTACTGTTTGATCAATCGCAATTTCACGGTGTTAATAATTTTAATAATTCGACCGATGCCGAAAGACTTACTTTAGTTACTTTTTTTGGTTCGGTTAGAAGAAATGATGGTCAACAATTAAAATATCATGCAGTGGAGGCTCAAAGAGTATGACGAAGGAGAAAAGAAAAACACAAAGATACTTTGATAAAATATCTTGCGGAGAACCAAAAGCATTTCCTACACAATTGGTTAAGGAAGAAATATTTAAATCCCCTATATGGATTGGAGACGCCCCTGAATTTGTAGAAGAACTTAATAGAGCAGCCGAACCTTATATTAAAACAATGAAAAAAAATATGAAAAAAGAAATAGATGCGAGAAATAAAAAGTTTGGTAATAAAGGAGACCAAGGCTTTGTTTATCAAACAACAAGTTTACTCGGAGACCCTAATTTTGAAGAAATACAGAATTATGTAGGTGCAACCTCACGTAATTTGTTAGTAGAAATGGGGTTTGATTTAACAGACTATCAAATATTTATGACAGAAATGTGGGTACAGGACTTTGCTAAAGAAGGAGGAGGAACCCAGATTACTCATTCCCATTGGAACGGTCATATATCTGGTTTTTATTTTTTAAAATGTAGCGAAGCTACACCTAGACCTGTGTTTGCAGATCCACGACCTGGTTGTCTTATGAATTCATTACCGGAAAAAGATAGAACAAAAGTAACTTACGCCAGTAATCAAATTAATTATGCGGTAAAACCAGGAACGATAGTATTTTCACCCTCGTCTTTACCCCATATGTATCCAGTAGATATGGGTTATGCTCCGTTTAGATTTATACATTTTAATTGTCAGGCTATCCCAAAAGGAGTGATGAATGTCAGGTAAAATAATTTATATGAAAAATATATGTCCTTCTCAAACTGCGTATGTTCAAAGCATCTTAGGGCAACATCCTAAAAAATATCCTAATGATTTTGTAGAACAAATCATAGAAAATAAAAAACAAGAACTTATAAAAAAGAAAGGAGGAAAAAATGTCGTTCAAAAAAACAAAGTTTAAAGTAATTAGAGAGGCGATTCCAAGAAAAGTAGCTGGTTTTATTTATCAGTATTTTCAAAATAAAAGAAGAGTGGCTAAATTTTTATTTGATCAAAGATATATCTCTCAATTTACAGAAGAGTGGGGAACATGGAATGATCCAATGATTCCCAATACTTATTCTCACTATGCAGACATAGCTTTTGAAACTGTACTTGATGGTTTAACTGAAAAAATGGAAAAAGAATCAGGTTATAAATTAAATCCATCATATGCTTATGCACGTATTTATAAAAAAGGAGATGTATTGTTTAGACACTTTGATAGAGATGCCTGTGAAATTTCTGCTACCATGCATATAGGAGACGATGGTACTAAATGGCCTATTTATTTAGATCCAACTGGTAAGGCAGGTCAAGCCGGTATTCCAGTAAACATGAAACCTGGTGATATGCTTATGTATCATGGGTGTGAATGTGAACACTGGAGAGAAGCTTTCACAGGTGAAGACTACTGCCAAGTATTTTTACATTGGAATCAAGATTCCAAAAAGAAA